CTTATAGTAAGTTTGCGAAAGCAGCGAAGGCTGCGAATACACAGCGAGTTACAGCCAGTAAGACCAAACCTGGGTCTCAGGCTATCAAGAAACTTGTTAATACCAATGCGAAAGCCATTGCATCTCTCAAAGAGAGTAAATTTGGGCCCCTCCAAAAGAATTATTCATATATGCCACGCATATCCGGCACTGGCGGAGGCGTTCACGTCACTGATAATTATCCAGCCTGTCTTCATTTAAACAATTTGTATTGTGGGCAAACGAATGAGCCGCCCTCTAAGTGGATACAGTCTAACCTTGTAGTGATTGGTACTCAGCAACCAACTATGGACGATTATACAGCAGTTAATCACCCATTTCACCCTCTTCAGCCTTTGATGGCTGATTCTACTACAGGACAGGCAAGACCTAATGGTGCAGAACTATTATGGAAGTCTACAACTCTAAAGTTTCACTTTACTGCCTGGGTACCTGAAACCTATGCCGATATTTATATCGTTCAACAGAAGGTTGGAAAAGAGGTTGCCGACCCGTGGAGAAGTGCTGCAACGAATATCACTAACTGGCATGCCAGTACCTACTTACCCTATACCTTACCACAGTGGAGAAAAATCGGTTCTAAGCCGATGAGTGGTAATTGGATTGATAAGTCTAAGTATAACATTATACAACACAAAAAATTATTTTTGGACAGTGTCGCGGAGATTCCTCCTGTTGGTATTATTCATGATACCGCCGACAATATTATAGATAGTATATCTAGTCAAGCACGTGCTGCGCATGCGAGCCGGGCTGCCACAACTCACGCAGATAGGTTTGTCACTATGACTATTAATCCTAATATGCTTATGAAGCAGATAAAGTATGCTCACGACGACGGAGTAGATGATTTATCATTTGATGCGAACCCTCAGGAGACTAAGACTATTGGTCCCTGGTCATATGATAATATTGACCCCAAGCAGAACATCTGGGCAATTGTTACTACGAGTGACCCTGGTCACGACCAGCTTGATGCTTCCCATAAGGTACAGTTCACCTGTCACCGAATCAACGAATGGCGCGACCTTAATGGAGGCCACATTGCTTAATCTTGAATTAATGGTTATAGTGATAATTACTTATCACGTTGTTAAGATTGTAAAGATTCTACAAAGTTTATTTAATAAATAAAATAGAAGCTTTTAAATGCGCGTATGCGCAACTGTTATAAATAGCGCGAAGCGCCTTGGGCGATAGCCCCCCGTTTATTACAACGTCTAATTGTAATCAATTGTAAAAAGCGTAGCTTTTTAGGGCGAAGCCCCTTGCGATTGTATTATGATGGCTTATGTGGCGTTACAACCATCAAGGCACTTGATTACCCATCTGTCAGCAGATAGTTTTAACTCGTCATCAGGTGGAAAGTTAGCAAACACGATTATGTGTGGCGGATTAAAGACTTTGACACCGGTCTCATATTTGGTATTACATACCATACCGTTTTTAATGGATTCTAAAGAGGCGTATGATATAAAGCCTCGGTTAGCCCTTGGGATATCAAACATTACACAACTTGTTTCGTCCATATCTTGATTGAAGACTAAATTCATAATATCAGCGTGCTTGCCACCAGAACAAAATAATATTTTGTGTTTAACTATCATATATTTGATAAAGGCTGATTTACCGATGTTACCAGCATCGTCCCAGAACCAATAGATTTTTCTATCGTCCGGTTCATCTAAAGCAATTGTTTCAATTTCTTTTTGCCAAGGATACAAGTTTTCAAGTATCTTAATTGGCTTAGGTATACCTTTTGAGGATAGAGTCTTCTCTTTACTACAATATGCGATGTTTTCATCGCGATTTCCCTTTGCTTTTTCCCAGTGAATTCTATTGAACGAGAAAAGATTAAGTGGTCTACACTTAGTTATAAATTCTACATAACCTTGTAGATGTGGTGTTCCAAGTTCCCCTAATTCATCTCCGATGATGTACATTTTGGCTTTTTCTTTAAAAAGCAGAACTATGGAACTATATTCACTTTCAGTGTAATTATTTAAAGTAAAACACCATCTAATACAAGCAGAGATTTGTTTTTTTCCAGGTAAAGAGGGAGAAATAGTATTACCTCCCTCCCTGGAACTATCGGAACTATTTTCGATTTCCATTTATTATAATCATAGATTTTAATTTTAAATTAATTACACAATTAATTTGTTTTTTTTCGAAAAAAAAAATGTTTTCTAATAGTAAGAAGAAATATGGTGAAGAAAACGATTACGAAGAATACGAGAACTTATAGTAAGTTTGCGAAAGCAGCGAAGGCTGCGAATACACAGCGAGTTACAGCCAGTAAGACCAAACCTGGGTCTCAGGCTATCAAGAAACTTGTTAATACCAATGCGAAAGCCATTGCATCTCT